TGAGGCCGGATATAAAAGCTGTATGACAATTTACCGGGGAGTGTCATTAATTGGAAAAGCGTCGGCCGGAATTCCCTGGCAGCTATTCAGAAAATCATTAAAGGCAGATGGGAAACCCGAGAAATTATTTAATCACAAACTTTTAGATCTAATTAATAGACCAAACGAGTTTCAAGGCCAATCTGCCTTTATTGAGGGAATAGCCGGATTTTTCTATGTTGCAGGAAACTCCTATATGTTGAGTGTCGGTCCAGAGGGCAACAGGCCTCCAAAAGAATTACACTGGCTTTTTCCCCATTTCGTTCACCTTGAAACAGGCGATAATATCAATCCCATAAAAGAGTATGTCTACAATATCAATCCCGCAAAACCAGATCGTTATGGACCCAAAGAAGTTTTACACTTAAAGACGTTTCATCCCCTTGATCCTTATTATGGATTGAGCCCCCTGACGGTTGCTGCCAGGGGGATTGACATTCTTAATATGGCGCTTTTTTGGAACATGAAGTTACTCCAAAACGACATGAGGCCGCCCGGGGGGATAAAAATAGATGGGAATTTGACCGAACCTCAACGCCGAATGCTTAAAAAAGATATAGAGGAGAGCTATTCGGGTTATGAAAATGCGGCAAAACCACTTATCCTCGAAGGGGGTCAAGATTGGAAGCCGTTTGCCATTACGCCTAGAGATGCCGATTGGCTGAATTCCATGAAACAGACCTCTCGATTTGTTTGTACAACACTAGGTATAGCCCCTGAATTGATGGGAGACGGCGAGAATAAAACTTATAGCAATCAGAAAGAAGCGAGGAAGGGGTTATACGAAGAAACCGTTCTTCCCTTCATGGATTACTTGAGGGACGAATGGAATAATTGGCTAACGCCGAAATTCGGGGATCGCATGTATTTGGATTACAACCGGGATGCGATTCTTGCGCTAAAAGAAGATCGATCAGCCATCTTTGACCGCGCTAATAAATCTTGGTTTTTAAAGGTGAACGAAAAACGCCGAATGGTAGGAGAGGATGACGTGCCGGAAGGTGATGTAATACTCGTGCCGATTAACCTGGTCCCATTGGCGGCGAATACGGATATTGACAAGGGATTTAAAACTCTTGGGGGAAAGTCGGCAATCAAGTCTTTCTGGCAGGCTCCGGAACGGAAAAGGGCCCTATGGAATAACTTTGTGATCCTGGTGAAAGCAAAAGAAAAGTCGTTTATCCCGATAGCCGTTGAATACATGAGTGAACAGGCGGGACGGTTGAAGAAGAGCCTTTCCAGCCTTACGTCACTCGATGGTTTTGAACCAAGGATATATTTCGATCTCGAAAATGAAGCAAAGTTATATCAAAAGAAATTTACCCCCTGGTATGTTGAGGCATTTACGAGGGCCGGAGAATCGGGAATCACTTCTTCTAAGGGTGAACTATACAATCTTGAAGAAAAAGAAGACGGAGAAGATGGAACGGTATTCAACCTGACGTCTGAATTAGAAGAGCTTCTTCAACAGATGATTTTTAATTCCGGCACACAAGTCAATGAAACGGCAATCGATATAATTTATCGAACATCTCAACGGGCGGTAAAAGAGGGATGGACCGTAGAGGAGTTTACGCAGATGATCTATCACCAGTTAGGTGAAGAGCTCTCCGTACACAGATCCCGGCTTTGGGCCAGAACCGAAACGACTAAAATCGAAAACTGGGGGCAAATTGAGGGATATAGGCAGGCTGAGTTTGTGGAGAAAAAAGGCTGGCTTTCGGCATTTGCGCCCGAATCAAGAGATACACACATGGCCGCAGATGGTCAAGTTGTCGGGCTGGATGAGACCTTTGATGTTGGCGGCGAGCAGCTTCAATATCCTGGTGATCCCGCGGGTAGCCCGGGAAATATTTGCAACTGTCTTTGTGATACGTTTCCTGAGGTCATGGAATTAACGGGAGATTAAAAATGGAGACCAAAGATTTTAAATTCCGCATAGACGATATAGACGAAGAAAAAGGAAAGTTTACCGGCATGGCTTCCGTCTATGATGTGGTCGACACATACAATGAGACGGTTCTGAAAGGAGCTTTCCGGAAAACACTCAAAGAAAACGAAGGTAAATTCCCTCTTTGCTGGTTTCATAATGTAACCGAACCGCTTGGTATTATTCACGCAAAAGACAAGAAAACCTCGCTTGAGGTCGAGGGACATCTTAATCTTGACGTACAATCAGCAAAAGAAAAGCGCAGTCTTATGAGGCAAGGGGCGATATCCGGCCTTTCCATTGGATTCAGGACGCTTCAGGACGAATGGGATAAAAACATACGTAAACTAAAGGAAATCAAACTCTATGAGATATCGCTTATCACCAGAAACTTCCAGGCTTGTCCTGGCGCCGAGGTGACAGACGTAAAGGAAGGGTTGCCGGATGAATTCAAGCCCTATCCGAACGAGCACAGTGCCAGGTTGAAAGACCCAGCCTCATTTGATCCAGATTCATTCAGGCGTAAGAATGATGGAACCATATACGGCAAGATCAAGGTTCCGAGCACGGTAGCCGTTATATGGGGGAAACTCAAAGGGTCGAGTGACCCAGAAGATAATCCCATCCCACAGGCGCTTCGGTTTCCGGTAAAGAATTGGACGGTTGCCGAGGCCAAGGCCTGGCTGAAAGAAAACAATGTCAAATATCAGAAATTCGAGCCTGCCAGCAAGTCCCTTGAGGGCGTACTGGATCGGGTTTTAAGTATAGAATCGGCCGATAATATCTCAAATGAGAGCATGCGGCTGATCAAACAATCAATTACGCATCTTGAAAATTTTTGTCCGGTATCTGAGCCGGGGTCATCCACTCGGAAACCGGAAAGTATATATTCTTCAGTGATAGAGGCATTGAAGAAAGATCACAACAAGCCGCAATCGCACTTGTATGGATCAATGATCAAAATCCTCGGAAAATCTTAAATAAGGAGTGAATCATGGAATTAACAGAAGAAGAAAAACAGGCCTTGATGGGTGAGCTCATTGAGAAAGCAAAAACAGAGTTGGCAAAAGAAGCCAAGACAGATATCGATAAAATCACCAAACTAATCACAGATGAACGCAAGGCCTACGAAGAAATGCTGAAGGGCAAAATGACGGAAGCCGACTTCAAGGCTTACGAGGAAAAAAGCCATAAAGCGGAAGCGGAAATCAAAAAACGAGTTGATGTGATCGAAACAAAAATGAACCGTCCGCAACTTGGCGGTTCAGATCAGAAGGCCGAAATCCCGGGAGCAAGAGAATACAAAAAGGCATTTTTCAATTTCATCCGCACGGGTGATTTTATCCTTGACGAAGCGGCGCAGAAGTACAGCAACGAGAGAAAGGCCCTCGTTTCCGACACAACTGGACAGATTCTTATTCCCGAAGAGCTGGAAAGCGAAATTTACCGCGCCCTCCCCAAGATCAACGTTATAAGGAAGTATGCGACCATAAAGCCAACCATTCGAGACCGGATCAGACGAAGGAGCCTGACAGAGGTGGCAATGGGATGGGGAAAGCTCGAACTCGGGAAAGAAGTTGTAGAAACTGATGTCGTGCCATCCGAAGATTACCAGTACGTTGAAGATCTCGAGGGACTTGCAAAAATCGGAAAAGACGAACTCGCGGACACAGATGTTGCGCTTGAAGCTACAATAATCGACAGTTTCAACCGGGCCCGGGCAGAAACGGAAGAAACGGCATTTGTCAATGGAACGGCCCACGCCAACGAGCAACCTGACGGGATTTTAAACGGAACCACAGTTACCAGGGTTACCACGACCGCAGCCGACGCCATAGCCGTTGATGATGTTTTAAGCCTGCTCTATGCTGTCCCAGCGCAATACCGTAGGAACGGGGTGTTTCTGTTCCCGTCTACAACCATTCTGGCGTTAAGACTGCTTAAGGACAAGGACGAACAGTATTTGTGGCAGCCGTCGGTTCAGGCCGGCCAGCCTGCAAGCCTTGCGGGATATCCGGTTGAAGCACAGGAAGATATCCCGGCAATCGGCGCATCCGCTGAGTGTGATATCGGCATTTTTGGCGATATCAGGGCGGGATACAGGATTCTTGACAGGCAGGGCATGAGGGTGCAGAGGCTTCTTGAGCTCTTTGCCACGGCCGGGCTTGTCGGGCTTCTGGTTAGCTCTAGGGTTGGCGGTGGCGTCATTCGTGCTGATGCCATCCGAATTCTGAAAGAGCACGCGTAAGGAGGAGATGAAATGAAAACAACCTATAATCCAGATCGAGGGAAAGACGGGATCAACGTTGATCAATTCTTTTCCAGCGGGCACATGCTCTCCGGAGGGAAGCTCCAGGACATTCACGAACAAAGTGCAACCCAGAACTACGATATCGGTACACGCTGGCAGATTGACGACCGGGTGTTCCGCTACTGCAAGGCGGGATCTGCGCTCACTGCTATGATGGCGGCTCATTGCGGGAACCTTCCTACCGAATGCAATACGGCAGCCGTGGCATATTCGGCCGGAGACACTGTGATTACCATTTTGGATACGAGCGTCAGAGTAGCAGATTATTACAAAAACGGCTACATCTGGATCATGAAATCCGGAGCCTT